ATCATTAGTTCTTGATTTAGGCTCTTTTCAATGTCTAATTGTGCATGACCTGCTGAATACAGACCGTACTTGTAATAAAAATAACCTTGTTCGGGATTTAGAAAGTTCATGCCTTCAATACCGCGATCAAATCCTACAGGAATACGTTCTTTAGAAACAAATTCTTCTTTTCTTTGCTTATCTATATATGTAGAGTAAAAAGAACTAATGGCAGGCAAATATACTGCATAGTCTTTTTGTAATGGGGTTAAATCAACTGGTTGTTTCATGTGTTAGTGTTCTCTCTTGTAAATTCCAGAAATATTCTATAGCCTGTTTAGCAAATGTTTCGTTAATATACTGGCCTAAATATTTTTCTTCGTTAAATTTGCTGACTACTTTTGCTCCGTAGATGTTAGTATGGGCCAGATTATAAACCTGTCCAATAATTCTTCCTGTATCATTTTCATAATAATAGGATACTTTGTGATCAGCATCACGCCAATTCTTCATATTCTCTCGCTAGCTTGGCAGTGATGTTTAATTGTTGACGTGCTGTTTCTAAATTTTCTAATGCTATTTTAACAGCTTTATTAGATTCTGCCAATGATTCCCAAGCCAATTCTTCATCACGTTTCTGACGAGCCCAGTCAAGTAAAGATTCAGCCTCGCTGTTTAGTCCAACACTGGCATGACTCATATTCAACATCATCCAGTTGTTTCCGTCGTAGACTTCCATTTGTTGATTAGAAATATTATATCGCAGATTACCAACACCCTGTGAACCAGAGTAGTTGTTAACATAGGTACTGGCGTCTCCGCCAGTAACCTGTATATACCGCCCAGAAGCGTGTATGTTTTTAATCATTAAACTGCCTTTGCAGGAATGATATATTTGTAAGATGCAAGACCGCTATCAAGTGTAATTTGAATAGCACCTTCATTACTTAAACTCATCTGGGTGTTATTGCTGTCGGCAATTTTAAGAATACTTAGAATAGGACCAACTGGCCATGTCCAACCGCGATCTAATTTACCTGCAACATTCTGTGCAAATACAAACTCACCGCCGTGTGTTGCAGAATCGCCAAAAATAAACTTTAGATTGCCGCCATCTGTTTTTGCTAAGAATGTTGGATGTTCTGGATTAGCACCAGCTTGAAAGTTAAATCTTTGAATACCTGCTACGCTAGGCTCAATCTCAACATCCCACTTAACTCCGCGGAACTTGACAGTCTTCATCTTTTCATTGATGATTTCTTGATTCATAAAACGATAATCGTTTTTAAAATCACTGTCTTTGTTTTCAAAGTGAATACCAACCGGAATAGTTTCGCCGTTGCGTTCTGCTGTAGTAATACTGATCTTAGCATCGTCCTTATATTCGCTACCGTCTAACAAATATTTGAGTTTGTTAAGTTGCGGCATGCCAAATGTACCAATCATGTCTGGATATGGATTAGCAGTTTCGGCTGTCATAATAACTGATTTGTCATCAGCCATTGAGAAGATTTCAGTTTTATCTTCTGCACCTGTAACTTTGACTGTGGTTAAAAAGCCAAGGTTCTGTGTGTGGCTTACAATGTCTTGTAAAATGTCTTTCATTTAGAGAGTCTCCATGTATATTAAGATTATATTTAGATCAAGAATGAAAATCAACCTAGAAATCATTCAAAATCAAACAATTTGTTGAATGTATTATCCGACCTTGTTGAACTGATGTCCCATTCCAAAACACCAATAAGGTTTTCTAATTTTTCGTCGATAACTGAATTTTCCATTTCAGCATCGTTGAAAGGTAAGTCTTTAAACCATTGAGGAAGTCTAAGTTCATCTACAGGATATGCTACTGATGTATATCCCATGGGATTGTCTTTGACTTTACACACAATGACTTTAGACCCGTCTACAATGTTCATTGAGTATTTGTCGTCGAACATTCTTTTGAGCGTGTTCCAATTAAGGCTTGCTCTAACATGACCAGGAAGATTTGCCTTGCCAAGCTTCTTCTCTTTATTGGCATATTCTGTAATGTTGTTTGCACGTTTTGGTGATCCTTTCTCCCATCCGGGTCTAGTTTTAAATTCAGTTCTAAACGATGTAATATATTCTAGAATTTCTTCTTTAGGAATACCATTAAGAACTTTAGTTAACACTTCTGTTAAAAAGTCTTGGATTACTACAGGAGTGTCCGAACGTTTAAGATCCAATCCCATGGCTTTGATTTTACCCGGCTTACCATTTATGTCTGAACGTTTGCCTTCTTTGTCATAATATAATACGGCATAGCGTTTTTTGGTAATGAACAATCCTTTACTGGCAACAATTTCTCTGCCTGCTTTAATTACATCACCTCTAGTTTTTGGGCAATGAAAAGCATCTTGCATAAATTTAATAAACGTATCGTTAACTTCATCACCAATTTGATCATAAAGCTGTACTACAGTTTCTTTAGTCCACGGTATAGCACCTTTTTCTATTTCTTTTTTCAAAGTATTGTATGCTGAAAAATAACACGAGTCAGTATCGCCATAGATAATTGCTTTACCTACGTGATTGTATTCGCCGGTGACTATTTCATTTACCTTACTAGCCATGTGCTTGGCAATTTGCCGTCCAGTAAGAGTTGTGGATTGGCCGATACGAGGATCAAAAAACCTACAACCAGGATTAAGAATAGCACCATATAAGCTATTAAGGTTAATTTTCTTAACCAGTTGACGTTTATCCCAATATTCTTCTTCAATTTTATTTCCCGCCTGTATACATTCTTTTAATTTTGCCTGCATTTCTTTACGTTCTTTATACCAACGTGCAAGTAGTCCTGGTATAATACCTTCGTGTTCATAACTAAAAATAGTGCCGTTAGCTGATATCACCCACGGTTGATGACTGTTAAAGATCAATTCGTAAATTTGTGCTGCACTTAATGCATCACTACTTCCGTTGGCCCAATCAATAGTTATTTCACGACCAACTTCTTGATTCATTACAGCAGTATACTCCAATGAACCAAATATACCTTCCCATGCACTGGCAAAGGATTTGCCCTTGTCCATCTCTGCATCTATGTATGCTTTAGTACCATCTGGACGTAATTGTCCAACAATGGTTTCTGGTCCCATGTTTAAGGCGCGAATAGCACTAGGATAAAGACTGTTAATATCAAGAGAACCAATCCACTCATGAATACCTTTCTTAGGATAAGCAACATATGCACCTGCCGCAGGATCACTACCTGGTTCACGTCTAATGCGATTAGGAACCTGCATGCCTCTGCGATGTGCTTCGTTAATAATAGCCTGCTCTGTAACAGCTACGGCACCCATAGTTGTTTGTAACAAAACAGTATTTTCATGTGCAATTTTATTTGCAAGATCAAGAAATTTTAATTTTTTATCGAGTTTATCTAATAGTGCAGTATCTTGTCTATTATATTCAACAAACTTGCGAAAGTCTTCGTTGTATAATTGATCTAATGTGCCTTCGTATACAGTCTTACGCTCGTCAATTTCTGTCTCAGCAATGGCATCTAGTCTATACGTATGTCGTTCTTCGTATGTGTACTTGCGATATAATTCAAGACTGTCAAGGTGTACCCGTCCATAAAAGTCGTAAGTTACTGCGGTCTTACCAAACTTTTCATATTCTCGTTTTTTAGGATATTGATTCCACAGACAAAAGCGTCTTGTGTCATCTTTACTCAATACTTTAGTAACACGATTAACGGTATATGGAATATCAAACCCTTCACTATTCCATCCACTTAAAACATCAGCATCGTCTATGAGATTTAAAAATGTATCTAAAAGATCAGCTTCATTGTCAAACAAAAACGTATTAGGAAAGTCCTTAACACTTTCTTTAGCCTGCACCATTGAAATACTTTTGGGGGGAATAGCTAGAGTAATAAGACTATCTAACCATTGTAGATGTAGTGTGATTGCAGTAATTGGCATAAATGCGTCATCTGGCGCAGCATAACCACGTTCTGGGTCAAAGTCTACTTCAATGTCAAAGAAACAAACATTAAGTTTTGGAGAATCTACATTAAGATAATTTTCTTCAAGACATCTAAATATTGGATTAATATCCGATTCATACAGTTTTTTACTACCGTATATTTTTAATTCTTTATGTAAGTCTTTAATGTTGCGGCAATTAACTCTGGTTAGAGGTTCGCCGTAAATTGATTTATATTTTCCACGAGCGTCTTGATAATAGAAAATATGTTTTGCGGGATGTTCTTTATAGTGACGATTACCCTTATCGTCACGTTCAACAACGTTGATAATATCATTATCGCGGTCGTAGAATGCGTCAACGTAACTCAAATTTTTCTCCTATGCAATTTTTGGCTTGCAAACACCAACGTAATCATTTATGGCTGATTAAACCCTGTACTGGATATTTAGTGACTAAACAAATAGTCAACAATTTTTTCGCATAAAATTGCAAAATATAAACACCCAGCCATGACTGTAGCTAGGACCATACCCATGATTATCCAATTAAAAATTATTTCTAAAAATACAGATAACATTATTGAATTAGCATTCTAATCAATCCAAATGCATCAATAGTTACAAGGAGCATGTAGTTAGCAAGCATCCCAAAAGATTTCCGAGTATAAGCAGCCCAAGCATACATAGCACAACCAGTGATCCAAATAGGGTAAAGTATAAGTAACGGCGGATTGGGTACTGTGAGAGCCATGGTAATCGAGCAGCCAATGCTAATACCCCAAGCAAAAAACTCCACAATAAAACGAGCAGGGTTGGATTGCCAATCATCCTTAATCCATTCTAAAGTGGGTCTAAATAAATCATTAATCATTAGTCTTTCTCGGGTAAGTTTTTAGTAACACCGAGAATCATTTCAATTTCATCCCATTCTTCTTCATGAGATTTCCAATTGTCTTTATGTGCTATTTTGATTGCTTTGTTAATAATGCTTGGCTTGACTTGTAGTTCTTCTGCAACTGCTTTGACAGTTTCTTTTAAGCCTTCTTGAAGATCTTCTACTTCGCGTAGAACATTTGAACCTTCGTTAATGAGACGTTCTAGTTTAGCCCGTTCTTCAGGACCATACATTTTTGCCATATAATATTCTCCTTATAGGACAATTATATAGTCAATAAAAAAGCCAGTCAACTCAGGACTGGCTTTTTATTATCAAATAAATGATTATTTTGTTTCTGATAGAACGTCGTAGAGTGTAAACTCACCGCCCATTCTTTCATATACAAATGCTGCCATCGCTTCACGTGCTGCACCTTCTTGCACTTTAGATACAGCAACTCTTTGAGCCCATTTCCACAATGCTGTGTCAACTGGATCAATTTGTTGTTGGCCGCCACTTTCTTTAACTAATTGTAAGCACTGCTTGAATGTGTATTTTTGTTGTACACTTTCAGCAACTACTTTTTTAGTAACTTGTGTAGACTCATTCTTTTTGCCAAAGTATTTCTCTTGTTTGGCCGACATACCTTTCTTGCCATCTTTCTTGTCACCGCCGTCTTTGGCAGCAGGTGTTTTACCTTTTCCTAGGTCCTTAGGACCTTTTCCGTCTTGTGCGTAATCCGGAATGCCGTCTTTGTTAGCGTCTGGCTTAGCACCTTCCTTGACTTCTTTTTCTGCAGCCTTACCACTGTAGTTTTTACCAGCTGTGTGCTTAACACCAGTCTTGGTTTTTTCAATAGTGCCACCAGTCGATGATTTTTTCTTATCACCAACTTTCATATCAGCATCGTCTTTTTTGGCTTCTACCATTGCTTCAAATTTAGAACGGAAAGATTCTTTAGTTTTCTTTTTAGCTGGTTTATCGTCATCTTCTTCTTCTTCATCGGTATCTTTACCATACTTTCTTTCGTGCTTAAGACCTTTGTCAGTCTTGGTAGCAGTACCAGAAGATGTTTTTTTCTTAGTGCCTACTGGATCTTCATCATTAAACATTTCGTCTAGTTGCTCGCCTTCAACTTCAACGCTTTCGTCACGCTTGATTGCTTTGGCAATTTCGTGACCTTTTTTAACTACTTTCTTAGGTAAACCAGTTGCTGGTTTATCACCCATTCCTGCTTCTTTTTTAGCAGCAGCCATACCAATTGCGTATTCATTCTTTTTCTTAGCTTCGGCAACATCTTGTCTATCGCTAATTCTGCGTCCTTCTTCAAGGATTGTGCTAACACCAGCTAATACTCTTAGTTGAGCATCTTCTGCTAATGCAACTTTTTTAGCTACTGTTGGTTCAGTTGCAACAGACTTGCTCTCTGTTTTTACAGGGTCAATGTCGTTGAACTTTTGTAAAATTTTGTAAAAATCCATTTAAATCTCCGTTGTTCGTTTAAAGGCGTATAGTGTATTTATCTTTTGACGTAATTGCCTTCACCAAATAAACTAGTGCTTTGATCTAGTGCATTTTTGGCTGTTCCGTCTTTATTTTTTAACTGTTTTACTTTGGGTTGAGGGGGTGCTTTAGTACCACTGATTCCGCCCCAGGGATTACCCAAATAACTTTTTTTACCCCTAGCTTTACCAGGGCTAATATGCGGGTTTGGTACAGTAGCAATACTTCCTGCGGAAGTTGCACCAGCCGTAGCAGACTCGAGTATCTCTTTAATTTTCATAATATATTATTTACCGTATTTGGATAGATAGCTATATAGTTCTTTTTTAACCTTATTCCACGTATCTTCTTTGCTGTATTTTAAAAATCTACCATAATAGTTAATAGCATCCCATAACGCTTTTAAATTTGGAACTTGTACTATTTTGCTACCAATTACTGCATAATCTTCACGCTGTGACTGTTTTAGTATGTTGTTTAAATTGCCTAAACTATCTTTTCCAAGTTTGTTGTATATATCGTTGGCAATTTGACTGATCCAAGCATCTCGCTCCATATTGTTTAACATATACAGATAATACTCGTCTCGTTTAGTTAATGCTTTTGGAGGAGTCTTTTTCCAAACATCTGTTTCAATATCATAAACACTGTCATCGTCTTTGGATTTTTTAATTTGTCCACTACGCTGGCTAGCATGATTTAATTCGTGTATTAATAAAGAACTAAGTCTGTCTATGAAATTAACAGCAGTTTTTTCATCTGTAGGCGCATGTGCTACATTAACTTCTATGGTAATTGTATGCTTAATTGGATCGCCGCTAATTTCGTGATCTGCTTCTATAGCAGCCAATGGATTATTAGGTTGATCTAATAACTTTGGCTTGATTGTTAACGGACGATTTAGAGCCTGTTCAGCCCATTGTTTAAGTTCTTGGCTGGCATTTAAATTTTTAAAAAACTTATTGTACCATTCTAAATCATTTTTATAATTACCAATTTTTGTCACAGCAGAAGATATCCACGGTCGAACCCATGTAGTTTTCATTCTTTCCGTAACAAACTCTTTGGCTCTCATTTTTCACCATCTTTCTTTTTAGGATATCCATGTTTAATTTCTAATTGATATCCTTGTAAACCTTGCTTGTCCAAGACTCCGCTGATAAATTTTTCTGCTTCTCTAGCATCAGAAAATCTATCACCAAGATTATATTTTCTCATTTCACCGTCAATCATCACGTAGGCAATAGTGATAGGTTTGACTGGTTCTTCTGTAGCCTGGGCAGGACTTCCTAATAAATTGGCAGCAGCTAACGCAGCACCGGCCATTTTGCTTTTCCAACCCTCGTCAACATCTTTGTCTATTTCAAGATATCCGTCTTTAATATCTTCTAATGCATCTTTGAGAATATCGTAAAAATATTGTCCTCCGGAAAAATGCTGAGTGTAATATTCATACATATATTCAAATCCGGGATAATCATCGAACTCTCTAGTTATATTGTATTCAGGATCATCTAGTTGATGAAGCAAATGCTCGGCATCTTCTGAAGATAATCCCCAGTTATTTTCTTTGCTATAAACTTCTTCTTCGCTGCTGCTTTCATTTTTCTTACGGCCAGCACAGTGCGCCTTTTGACTAAATCCTTTAGGATTAGAACAATTTATAGAGCGTTTATATTTTGTACTCCACTTTTCTGGTAATATTTCTCGAGCTCTCATTTGACGGCTACCTTATACGCTTGATATTTTTCTTTCCTATCTTCTAATCCTTTTAACCCTGGATTGATTGGTTTGGTTACACCCTTAACATCTTTAAAATCATCTACATTAGGTTTAACTCTGTTCTTCCAATACCATATTGCTACCTTGGCAGCTATTTCTGGCTTCTCAACTAGCTCTGGTTTTTTCTCTAGTGGTAGACCTAATGCTTCTCCTGCTTTGGCATAATTGTATCTGCCAGTTAGTTGAATGTATCCCCTACCTTTAAACTTAGCGCCATCACCTGGTTCAGTATTACCTAATTGCTTTGCCTTGCCTGGAGCAAATCTAATATCATACTTTTTAAAATCTAAACTGCCACCAATCTCTGCCATGTGTTTAAAATCCATGGTCTCGTGTGCTACTTGTGCTAAAAATGCAACTAATTCGTTTCCTTTGATATTAGCTTTATTAGCATAGTGTCTTAATATTGCTTCATGTTTGGTGCCGGTGACAGTATTTGAAATATCTAATTTTTTATCTATTTTTTCTGGTTTTGTTATTTTTTTAACTTCTGGTTTAGTATCTACTGGTTTAGAATAGTCAGGTACCTTAACCATTTGACCTTTTTTTAATTTTGTATCTTTATTGAAATTATTTAATTTCATAATTTCTTTAGGATCAACATTATTTTGTCTAGCTATAGAATAGACCGTATCGCCTGGTTCTACGTGCTGCTGAACAATAATTGGTTTAGCCTGCGAAGTTAATGCAGCAGCTCCTAATGCAGCTCCTGCTACCCAATCTTTCCAACCTTCATCTACACTTAATCCGCCATGTAACTCGTCGCTGATTTCGTCCCACGTAGTTCCATAACTTCGTTTAATTTCATCTGCGATCTCGTCAATGGTTGTTTTTATGTAGTCAAAATCATAGTCGTAACTACCATTGTACCCGTGACTTACTTTATAATTTACAATTTCATCCTTAGACAAATTATAAACAAAATCCACCCATGCTTTATCATCAGTGAACCTAACATCTTCTCCGTAGACCAATATTCCTTCTGGAGTATTTTCTATAGCGAAGTATCCTTCTTCAAATGATAATTTGATGTCTTCGGCTTCTTTCCAACCTTCTTCAACGGATTCATTACGTCCGCTTTTCATGTTGGCGCACCAGTGATACATTTTGGCTCGTTCGCCAGATGCATTTTTAGCACGTTTGCGAAGATCAGTTACTGAACCAGAACAACTGGCACCTGCACGTTTTACACGGCCTGGGCGACTTTTGCCTTTGACTTTACCGTCAGCAAAGTTTTCAGTAATGAATTCTTTGGCTCTCATTAATGTTGTCCGTATGGATTAATTTTTTCGTCAGAATCTGGATTTTTTTGTTCTGGTTGAACGGGATATTGATTAGGGTTGGGTGTTGAGGGAACTTTACGTTCCTCCGCTAAACGCTTGTTAGTTCTATCAATGTAGTCTTTGAGAGTTTTGTCCATAATTAAACTGAAAAACTAGATCCACAGCCGCAGGTTGTTTGTGCATTGGGATTTTTAATTGTAAACTGACTGCCATTTAAATCTTCTGTATAGTCAATTATTGCACCAGTGAGATATTGCATACTCATAGAATCTATAACTAATTTCCATTTTGTATCTAAATTTATTTCAAAATCGTCGTCTGATTTAATTTCGTCAAATGTAAAACCGTATTGAAAACCACTGCATCCGCCACCTTGAACAAATGTTCTCAACATAAGATCGGGATTATTTTCTTCATTTAATAGATCAATAACTTTTGCTTTAGCTGATTCAGATACTTCAATCATTTTTTATCTCCTACAGGTTTTTCTCCAGTCATGTAAGGTAGACTAAACCATAATTGAAACCATTCCGGTGTTCCTGGTTTAATCTTGTGTTTCTTTTCTAACTGTTGTTTTTCCATCCCTGTTACAGAAATATTGCTACCTTGTTGCTCTATCTTATATTCTTGTAGTCTTGCCTGTGCACCAAGTCCGCCAAGGTATTGCATTCTTTTTATTTCGTGTATAGGATCGCTAGGATCCAGATAGCAATCATCAGTGCTATCTAAATTTTTGGAATTTTCTGAAGTAATTCTATATTGTTTCATGAACTACGAGTTTGTTTAGGGCCTTTGCGTGTTTTCCATTTCTTATCTGTAGAACACCAGTATCGTCCATGCCCTTCGGCCATGCTTTTCGCTCTATGTTTTTCGTAACCCTGTTTTTGTTCTTTCTTTTTATCTCTATGTGCGCCAGCAGCACCACTAGAACCTTTGGCCTGCATAGTTTTCCAATTAGGATCTCTTTGTTTAGGCATTGTTAATTTTGGATCAGCAGATTCTCTTTTCCATTTGTGTTCATCCATTTCATATTCTAATTCAAGCACTTCATTATCTAATGCTCTTAATAGATCTTTAAATGGTTCGTCAATTTGATACACAGCCGACTCAAGTTCATTCATTGCGTTTAATGCATCATCGATTGCTGACTCAATTTCGCTTTTGTATCCTTTATCTTCAAAGGTAATTTTTTCTGCTAATTGTCTAATTCTACTCACAATGTCTTGTACTGTTTGATCGTACTTGATTTCTGTAGTAATCTTTTGTGCTTCTCGGGCAAGACTTTCAACAACATCTTTTTGTTGTTCTGTAATAGCGATAAGTTTTTTTAATTCATCAACAGGACGTGGGTAATTATCATCATCCTGTTCGTTCATTTTATCTAAGAATTCAAACAGTCTCATTATTGTAGTCGCCTTTTTTAATAAAGTTACTTTGCTCTTCTGCAATTTTTTTTGCTAAAGTTACAATAGCTTCTGGAGTAAAAATCTCGTCTTTACTATGTAGTAAATCAAACTTCACACAATAATCTTCTGCGCACTTTGCCAACGGTTTAATGTAGAGTTGGTAGTTAGATTCTTCGTTTGGTTGCGATTTTTGTTGAGTTATGGCCGGCATTATCATTTTTGATAATGCTTCATCATTATTACTGATCCAGAATTTTAAATCATCAAGATAATCTACTTCTGGATCGTATTTTTTAGGTTCTTCTATTGATTTAGAAAACAATTCGTTTAATAACATTACCAGCTCCTGCATGACCAATAACGTGCTTTCCAACGTGGACCTGGATTTTTGCAGTTATGTCTAGCACGGAATGATTTTCTACGTGCAGGATTAGATTTTTTAATACGCATCTTTTTATCGCCAAAGTTTACTTTGACAATATTACCATTTGGCTTACGTACATATACTTTTGATTTTTTAACATCGCCAGCCATCTTCTTGCCTAACGGCACTTCACGACCTTGATACTTAGCTTCATCAACATTTGATTCTTTATCTTGACCTAAATACCAGTTTAACATAGATTTTAGTTCATTTACATATTTCTTGGCTTCTGGATCATCGACATAGTTTCCTATTAAATTAGTGTATTGCATCATCTTTTGAAGATTACCTGTGCTTACATCACCTTCGTTTATGTCATCGGCAAATCTCTTTCTGTAATTACTTTGCCCCATTGACGATCTAGTACCAATTACACCATGCCCCTCACCTGATAACATTAGGTCATACATTAATTTAATGACCCCTTTCTTATCCATTATTCTTTCGAGGGCATTTTTAAACCATTCTACTTTTTCTGGTTTCATTGGACGTTGGCTTGGTTTAGAAATTAAATCAAATGCCTGTGCTTTTAATGTAGGCAGATCGTCTATAGTAATTAATTTTTGAATATCGTCACCATCAAAGTTTATTGCTGGTTTTCTAGCTTCGTCTACTTCTGTATCTTCAGCATATTTGTTAGCCTTCATGTAGTCGCGAGCAGTGTCTAAATAATCCATTGCTTTAACAATTTTGGCCTGTACCCATTCTGGTAGATTTTCGTCTGCTTTGATAATGCTGTATAATTCTTTAGCAGCATCATTGATAGTTCTTAAATCGTCTTTGGCCATATCGCCTTCGCGATCGTACTCACCTACGTTATAACTTGCGTCTGGATTTTCAGGACCATGGTCTTCTGGAAGTTTACCTTTAGGCCCAGAAATTTTATACTGTCCTTTTTTCTTAGCATCTTTATAATCTCTAGCATCTCTACCGCCCAAGTCTACTTTGGATTTTGCACGTCGATCTAATTCGTCATGCCCAGAATCTCTAGGCCCACGATCTTTTTTCTTTGGATCATCAAAAAAGAAATATTCGTCTAGATTTTCACCAATTTTCTCGCAGTCATTTACACGTTTGCCTGCGTTACGACCAGTGCCTGGCTTAGTACCAACTTTTCTGTAGCCCTTCCAGCAGCTCTTAGGACCAGCTACACCTTCTACAAGTTCACCTTCAAAGAATTTAATTCCTTGACTTTCTAGGAATGAAACTGCATCGTCGTCTAGATCAATGACAATGCCGTCTTCTAGGATCTCTGTAATTGTTGTGCCAATTTCTAGATCTTCTGCAAAGCTAATACCAAACTCGTCTCCAATTTCAAAATTTTCAACAACGCCTTTTTGTTTAGCTTCTTTTTCTAGATCTGTTTTACGCTGATCAATTGCAGCGGCAATTTCTGGATCTTCTGCAGCCACAGGATCATTTTCTAAATCCTGTAAAGATTTTTTCTTAGCCTCATAATCGCCTTTGGGATCATTTGGATTTAATTGTGTTTCGCTAATAATAGCGTCTAATTTAGATAATAGGTCTCTCATAGTATCTTCCGTAAGATGATACTATATTTATCTACTGTTTGAAGTTAGTGATTATAACGAATTTCGCGGATAGTACCTTGTTGCAGTATGTAACCAGCTCTGATCCATGTAAAATTGCCAGTAAAATTACGATATTCTGCGGTTACTAAAGGTGTACTATCAAGTGCGGTTAAATCAGATGGATTTAAATCGTATGTAACATCAAACCAATCTGCTTCAGTGGGATCTATAGCAAGGGTTGCTTGCATTTTTACTGCGCCCTTAAAGTTGTCAAATAGGAATACAACGGTATGTTTCCCATCCCCAACGTTGTCATACCCGTCGCCTTTTTGTTTGGCGGAATAGGTATATTGCGAAAGATTGTTAGAAACCGTTGTGGTTTGATTTACTAAAACTATACTTTGTGCTGGCATAGTAATTATTTATCAATAATTAGATATTCGTATACGCTGCCCAAAGCATCGCCACATTTGAGCTTTAGCATTAACAATGTTTGTTCGTTATCTACATAAATGTATCTACGGTCCCAGTTCCATTGTGTTCGTAGAAACCAATCTTTAACAGAAAGAGACATTAGAACTTTTTCTGAATTTTGATCTACAAATTCAATAAAACTAGTTCTTACAGCATTGCCAACGGGCAATTTGTGCGGAGTTAGATAAACTTTATACTGATATTTGTTATGAGCTAGGCGTTTTCCAATTATTTTTCTACCATTATCTAACAGATGTTCCGTAGTAGGATCCGGAATAAAACGTTTCCATGTAAACAGTTTAAAAGCATCGCTAGCTTCATTAAAAAAATCTTTATCGTTAGCATAGATATCAAGAGTGCTGCCCTCTATTCTCAACGCTGCAATTTCTTTAGGATGTTTGGATAAAAAGTCTGCAATGGCATATACATACTCTTTATTGTCTAATGCCTTTTCTTCAAGTTTATACAATTTAAAATGGGGCGACTTAGGACTAATCATTAATGCTTTAATGTCAGCATAGCTGTTGTATCTAAAAATCCCAGCCCCCTTAATTCGGAGGCTGAGTTTATAAGACCACTTGTTGTAGAATTTTTTTCTTATGTATTTGGCTGTAATCACGGTACAATATTGTTAAATGTAATTGATTCAATAATGTCATCTGACTTGGCAAGCTTTTTCTTTGAATCAACAATATCAAAATCCAACTTACCATTATTAACGGTAACTGTAATTTTGCCACCTGCTTGAAGTTCGCCAAACAGAATTTTACGACTTAGCGGACTCTTAATTTCGTTATCGATAATTCTAGCCAACGGTCTTGCACCCATTTTACTGTCATAACCTTTTTCTGCTAGATATTTGATAGCATCAGTGTTGGCAACGATCTCAATACCTTTATCTTTGATTTGTATTGAC